TCGTGAAGCATTACAGGTAGGTGAAAAAGATTTGGGAACCCAAGACGTATTCGACCACTTAAGTACTGTTTTAGATGATGATTATAGACATCCGATACCTATGGGTATTGAGGGGTTAGATAATCTTTTAAATGGTGGTTTAGCAAAGGGAGAACTTGGAGTGGTATTAGCACCGACAGGTGTTGGTAAAACAACCATACTTAGTAAAATTGCGAACTCCGCGTATAATTTAGGGTATAATGTTCTTCAAATATTCTTTGAAGATAATCCTAAGATTATACAAAGAAAACATTTCACTATGTGGACAGGTATCGCACCTCAAGAATTGTCAGACAATCGAGATGATGTTATGACAAAAGTAAATGAGATTAAGGCCAATAGTGAAGGTAAGTTAATATTGAAAAAGTTACCATCTGATTCTCTTACATTGGGACAGATTAAGAGTCAGGTTAGAAAGATAATCGCAGAGGGCACTAAAATCGATTTAATTGTAATGGATTATATTGATTGTGTGGCGGCTGAGAAGAATTTCAGTGGTGACGAATGGAAAAGTGAAGGAAATATTATGAGACAATTTGAGGCTATGTGTTACGAATTTGATGTTGCTGCTTGGACTGCAACACAAGGTAACCGTTCTTCGATTTCATCTGAGGTCGTTACGACTGACCAAATGGGTGGGTCGATTAAAAAGGCACAGGTTGGACACGTAATTATTTCTGTAGCAAAAACACTTCAACAAAAAGAATTAGGACTCGCGACAATCGCTATTACTAAGAGTCGTTTAGGACAAGACGGTGTTGTATTTGAAAATTGTAAGTTTGATAATAAATTATTAGATATCAGTACTGAACAAACAAATACATTCTTAGGGTTTGAAGAAAACAAAGAAGAGAAAAGAAGGGACCGTGTGTTACAAGCACTACAAAGAAGGAACCAAACTTTAGGGAAATCAAACAAAACAAATAATTAAAACATTATTATGAAACAAGTAGAACCTATTTTACAGGAAAATAAGGACCGTTTCGTCCTTTTTCCAATCAAGCACCATGACATTTGGGATTGGTACAAAAAATCTGAAGCATCCTTTTGGACTGCTGAGGAGATAGATTTATCCGCTGACTTTGGTCATTGGGAGAATCTAAACGAAGGTGAGAAACACTTCGTTAAAAACGTATTGGCGTTCTTTGCAGCGTCAGACGGTATAGTTAATGAAAACTTAGCTGAGAATTTTGTTAGTGAAGTACAGTATACTGAAGCTAAATTCTTTTATGGTTTTCAAATTATGATGGAGAACATTCATTCAGAGACATATTCTTTGTTGATTGATTCTTATATTAAAGATAAGGAAGAACAGAATAAATTATTCAACGCAATTGAGACGGTACCAGCGGTTAAGAAGAAAGCCGAGTGGGCATTAAAATGGATTGATTCTGATTCATTTGCTGAGAGATTGGTTGCTTTTGCTGCCGTTGAAGGGATTTTCTTTTCAGGGTCATTTGCCTCTATTTTTTGGTTAAAGAAAAGAGGGTTAATGCCAGGATTAAGTTTTTCTAATGAACTTATCTCAAGAGATGAAGCATTACACTGTGATTTTGCAGTACACTTACACAACAATCACTTAATTAATAAAGTACCACAAGAAAGAATCAAAGAAATTATTCTTTCAGCTTTAGAGATTGAGAAGGAATTTATTACAGAATCGTTACCAGTATCATTGATTGGTATGAATTCAGATTTAATGAAACAATATTTGGAATACGTTACTGATAGACTATTATCGTCATTAGAATGTCCAAAAGAGTTCGGTTCATCAAATCCGTTTGATTTTATGCAGAACATTGCATTACAAAATAAAACAAACTTTTTCGAGAAAAGAGTATCAGAATATTCTAAGAGTGGTGTAGGAGATAAAAAAGAAGATGAAGTTGACCCATTTGGTGGAATGGATATTGATTTTTAAAAAAAGAAAATAAGATGAGTAAAATGAGAGTATTAAAAAGAGATGGTTCTACTGACACAGTTAGATTAGACAAAATCTCATTAAGGATTAAAAAACAAACTTACGGGTTAAATACCGATTATGTTGATTACAACGCAGTCGCAATTAAAGTCGTAAACGGTTTATATGATGGTGTAACAACAGATGAATTGGATAATTTAGCATCTGAAACTGCGGCGTCTATGGCTACGATACATCCTGACTACTCTATACTCGCGGCACGTATCGCAATTACTGCGATGTACAAAAACATCGACAAACAATTCACGTCGGTGGCAAGTAAATTATATAATTATATTGAACCAAAAACAGGTGAACAGGCAGGTATGATTTCTGACGGTACTTATTCAGTAATTGAAAAGTATGGTGATAAATTAGATAAAATGATTGTTCATGATAGAGACTTTAACTTTGATTACTTCGGTTACAAAACGTTAGAAAAGTCTTACCTATTAAAGATTGATGGTAAAATTGCTGAGACACCTCAGCATTTGTATATGAGAGTGGCCGTAGGGATATGGGGAGATAATATTGAAAAAGTCGAATCGACTTACAATATGTTATCAACAGGAGTTATGACACACGCAACACCAACATTGTTTAATGCGGGAACTAAAAGACCACAATTATCGTCATGTTTCTTATTGGACATTGACGATGATTCAATTCAAGGAATTTATAAGACATTATCTGATTGTGCAGCTATTTCACAATCGGCGGGTGGTATTGGACTTAACATTCATAAGATTCGTTCTAAAGGTTCTTATATTAAAGGGACTAATGGAACATCGAATGGTATTATACCAATGTTAAAAGTATTCAACGAAACTGCGAGGTACGTAGACCAAGGTGGTGGTAAAAGAAAGGGGTCAATAGCCGTTTACTTAGAGCCATGGCACGCTGACATCTACGACTTTTTAGATTTAAGAAAGAATCACGGTAAAGAAGAATTAAGAGCGAGAGATTTATTCTTGGCGTTATGGATTTCAGATATATTCATGGAGAGAGTTAAGACCAATGGAGATTGGACATTATTCTCACCTAATGAAGTGCCAGGATTGATAGATGCTTATGATGATGGAGAGAACAAGGCGTTCAGTGATTTATACCAAAAGTATGAGTCAGAGGGTAAAGGTAAAACGATTAAGGCTCGTGAATTATGGGCGAAAGTTTTAGAATCACAAATTGAAACAGGAACTCCTTATATGTTATATAAAGACCCTGCGAATGCTAAGTCTAATCAAAAGAATTTAGGAACGATTAAGTCGTCTAACCTATGTACTGAAATTTTAGAGTATACAGATAAAGATGAAACTGCGGTTTGTAATTTAGCATCTATCGCATTACCAAAAATGGTAAACATACCTGAAGGTAAAGTACGTTCACAAAACAAAGGTTTGAGAACATTTGATTTTGATATGTTATACGATGTCGCATACAAAACGACTGTTAACTTAAATCAAGTGATTGATATTAATTACTATCCGACTCCTGAAACTAAACGTTCAAACTTTAGACACAGACCGATTGGTATTGGAATCCAAGGTCTTGCGGATGTATTCGCAATGATGGGATATCCTTTCGATTCTGAACTGGCGTCTAAATTGAATAAAGACATTTTTGAGACAATTTATTTCGCAGCGGTTACCGCATCTAAAGATAGAGCGAAGGACGAAGGTCATTATGAGACGTTTAAAGGGTCTCCACTTTCTGAGGGTAAATTCCAATATGAACTTTGGGGTTTCACTGACTCTGATATGTCAGGAAAATGGGATTGGAATTCGTTAAGAGATGAGGTGGTGGAACATGGTGTTAGAAATTCATTATTAATGGCACCAATGCCAACGGCATCTACGGCTCAGATATTAGGAAATAATGAATGTTTTGAACCATTCACTGCTAATATCTATAAAAGAAATACTTTATCGGGTGAGTATGTTATGGTAAACAAACATCTTATACAGGATTTGGTAAATTTAGGTCTTTGGAGTGATAAGGTGAGGTTACAAATGTTCGCTGGTAACGGTTCAGTACAACACATCGATGAGATACCACAAGAGGTTAAGGATAGGTATAAGACTGTTTGGGAAATTTCACAGAAGAAATTGATTGATATGGCAGCTGATAGAGGTGCGTTTATTGACCAATCACAGTCTATGAATTTATTTATGGAAGATGTTAACGCGGCTAAACTAACCGCAGCACACTTCCACGCATGGGAGAAGGGTCTTAAAACGGGTATGTATTATTTGAGGACGAGACCAAAAGCAGAAGCTTTAAAAGGTTTAGGTATTGATATGTCTACAATAGAAGAGACTCCAAAAGAAGTTGTTGTCCCACAAATTGAGACACCAAAAATAACACAACCAACACCAATGACAGATGAACAGTTATTGAATGATATGGTTTGTTCGTTAGACAATCCTGACGACTGTGAAGCATGTGGTTCATAACCAAAAAAAACAGATTGATAAAAAGAGGGCTTAGGTCCTCTTTTTTATTTATTGACTTTAATAATGGGAGAAAATAGTTAATTTAATATTTATAGTAATAAAGCAACTAAATGGCGGATATAAATAATTTTGGGATTGATTTTCCTTTTTCGGATTCTACGAATGGGAAGTATTTAAAAATGACGAACACTTCAAGTAAAGAAGTAAGGGCGGCATTGATTCATTTGTTATTAACAAGAAAAGGAAGTCGTTATTATTTACCAAGTTTTGGGACTAAACTATATGACCATATATTTGAACCAATGGATGAGAGTACTTTCAGTAAGATACAACAAGATGTTGATGAATCTGTTAAAGAATTTTTACCACAACTAACGGTTAATAGTATAAAGGTTACTCCTTATTTAGAAACAGAAGAAAGTCCTGGTGAGTTTACAACAGGATTAGATGAAAGGCTTTATAGGGTGGCCGCTAAAGGTACTGAAGAGTACACGGCCAAATTAAGGATTGATTACACAAATAGTATTGGTCAATTCGCAGAAAGAGATTACATTTTAATTAACATATAACCATGGCAGATAAGATTTCATACGTAGAAAGAGACTTTTTGGGGTTAAGAACTGAATTAGTTAACCTAACAAAAGAGTATTACCCAGATTTAATACAAAATTATAACGATGCGTCATTATACTCGGTATTCTTAGATATGAACGCTGCGATTGGTGATAATTTACATTATCATATTGATAGAACAATGCAAGAGACTGTGTTGGACTACGCACAACAAAAACAATCAATATATAATATCGCCAGAACTTACGGATTAAAGTTACCGGGTAAAAGACCTTCAGTGACTTTAGTTGACTTTACAGTTAACGTTCCTGTTTCGGGGGATAAAGAAGATTCTAGATATTTGGGTATCCTAAGAAGAGGGGCTCAGGTGTCGGGTTCG